GCTGCTAGTGGAGCCAAAATTGAGTTTGCGGCGTTGTCTTTGTACAAGTATGTTGCATTTGGCGATAACTTTAATTTCACACGCCAGTCACCATTAGCTGGAGATTGAAACTGTGCTTGTATGGCCTGTTGTTCGCGTAGTCTCTGTTCTGTTGCTCTTTGCTGAGCTGCTTCAGCAGCCGCCACTGCATCTACTGCTGCTTCAGGATCTCTTGCGGCTGCATTGTTGAAGGCGCCACCGCCAAACGGTGATATAGATACAGGTGCAGGTGCTCCGATGTAACTGCTGGACTGATTCGCACTGTCTGGCACTGTTTCTAGATCTATTGGCACAGGTGGAGGTTCTACAACTACATTGGTCACTGGCCCAAATGGGTTCACATCAGTGGGCACCAGTGGCACAAGTTCAGGTTGTACAACTACATTGGTCACTGGAGGCAACGGATTGCTGTTGCCTGTTTCCAACGGCGACAATGGCGCAGGATCCCTTACAGGCGCTCCTGGTATAGTTGTTGGTGGCTGAGGCAGTTCTGGGTCAACTGCGGGGTTTTGTTCAGCAGGGGCGTTTGTGGTGGCCATTTTTTATTCCTATGCCTTATTTACCCATTTTTTTAACCACGTAGTTTAAGATCAGGTTGACAACTGTTGTAAATGTGCTACAATAAGTACATATCTGGAGAAACCCCGCCGATGACACTAATCGCAAAACCCGCAGCCAAGGTCAACTACCTTAACAACCGTGACATTTTAAAAGAAATACATCTCAGCAAAAACACCTACTGTAGTTTTCGGGACAGAACAACTGATCATCAGTTTGACATGATCCTGCCCTCAGTAAGCAAAATCAATCAAAAGACCACGGCAGAAGCACGCCGTAATCGTGCTGACCGCCACAAACGTGAAACTGGTGAAGTGATTGATCCCAAAAAAATACCAAATACGGAGGTGGTTTTCCGTATCATGACTTGGGAACACATACCCATGGCGCCCAAGAAAGTGCCTAAAACTGCTGCCAAAAAGAAGAAAATTGAAGACATACTAGACTTAGATGACGTGACAGAAGACCCACTAGCGGACTTGATTGAGGATGTTGTGCTGGATCCCACACACATGCGAGTGAACTTTCCCCCGTTCTGGCACTACCGACTAGACGAGGACAAAAACCCTGTGCTGGTGGGCAAAAGCCACTGGAAGGGTGATTTGGACTCAGGCGAGTTTTCTAAAGATCATGGCAACATGACACGCAAACTGGCCACTATGTTTATGAAACTGTGCGAACGTTATGCCACAAGATCAAACTGGAGAGGATACACATACAATGAAGAAATGCGCGGACAGGCCTTGTTACAACTCAGTCAAATTGGACTGCAATTCGACGAATCAAAATCGCAGAACCCTTTTGCGTATTATACTGCCGCTATCACTAATAGCTTTACTCGCATCCTGAACATTGAAAAGAAAAATCAAAACATCCGTGATGACATTCTTGAAATGAACGGGCTCAACCCTTCGTGGACACGCCAAAACTCTGGCAAAGCAAGCATGGCAGCCATGTCCGGTCCGGTTGTAACTACCTACGAAGAGTAGTATAATAGAAAGATGACAAATCTATTCAAAAAGGCTGCGGTCTTCACAGACATACATTTCGGGTTAAAATCCAACAGTCAAATGCATAATGACGACTGCTTGGATTTTGTTAAATGGGCCACTGCTACTGCAAAGGAACAAGGTTGCGAAACCTGTTTGTTTCTTGGTGACTGGCACAACAACAGGGCCAGTTTGAATATTGTTACCCTGAGTTATAGTTTAAGAGCATTGGAGCACATGAATGCAAATTTTGACACTGTTTATTTTATCCCTGGTAACCACGATCTATATTATCGCGATAAACGTGACATTCAAAGCGTGGAGTGGGCTAAACATCTTCCGAATGTGGTCATATGTAACGATTGGTTTAATAGCGGCGACGTGGTTATCGCTCCTTGGTTGTGTGGCGATGACCACAAGCGTATTCCCAAACTAAAAGGTCAGTACATGTTTGGGCACTTTGAATTGCCCGGTTACTATATGAATGCCATGGTACAGATGCCAGATCATGGCACAGTACAGCGTGGTGACTTTGGCGGATTTGATCATGTGTTCACTGGCCACTTCCACAAACGTCAAACAGCCAACAACATCACCTACATTGGCAACTGTTTTCCACACAACTATGCCGATGCTGGAGATGACGAGCGTGGCATGATGATATTAGAATGGGGCAAAGAGCCCGAGTTCCATGCATGGCCCAATCAACCCAAGTACAGAGTTTACGGTCTTGCTAACTTGATTGACAATGCAGCCACGTTGCTTGCACCCAAAATGCATGTGCGTGTGAACTTGGACATTGAGATCTCTTACGAAGAAGCCAACTTTATCAAAGAAACATTTATCAAGGATTATAGTCTGCGTGAAATGGCCCTGATACCCAACAAAACTGCCAGTGTGGATGTAGACCTTGCACCAGGCGATGTGAAATTTGAGTCAGTGGATCAAATTGTCACTGACCAACTTACCAACATTGAATCAGAATTCTACGACAACAAATTGCTGTTGCAAATATACCAAAACTTATGACAAATAAAATTTTTCCAATCAACACAGACACTGCATGTCTATTGAAATGGAATTGGAGTACAATATTTTTTAACAGTGGTACTTCTGCATCTTGTCATAGAACACAACGATATCCCATAGATCCCAACAACTTTGACAATTTTCACAATCTACCAGACAAGGTTCGTGCTAGAAAAATCATGCTTGATGGGCAATGGCCAGGTTCCGGATGCGAATATTGTAAAATTGTTGAAGAACATGATGGAATAAGTGATCGTGAATCAAATTTAAATCAACTTCAAAATAAATTGTTGGTTCCGCCAGAACTGCACAACAACGCAACCGAAACCGCAGTTACTCCAACCATTTTAGAAGTTTATTTTAACAACACTTGCAACATGGCCTGTGTCTATTGCGGACCGCACTTTAGTAGCAAGTGGGAAGACGAAAATCGACGATTCAATGGAGAATTTGAATTAGATTCTGGGCCATATTCTAATCAGCGGGCACAAAACAACACTCACTATGATGATATGGTGGCTAAATTTTGGCAGTGGTTGGCACAGGATGATCACTACAAAACTATACAACGTTATCATGTATTAGGCGGGGAGCCATTCTTACTCAAAGAACTTGATGACAGTATTGATTTTTGGGACCAGCATGGAAATCCTGATTTGGTGTTTAGCGTAATCACTAATCTTAATATACCACATTCAAGATTTGTAAATTATATTAAAAAGTTCGAACGACTTGTGTTATCAAATAAAATTTGGAAACTACAACTAACAGCCAGTCTAGATTGTTGGGGCACTGAACAAAAATATGTAAGATGGGGACTTGATCTTGATCTTTGGCAAAAGAATTTTGAATTTTTACTTAATCGTCCTTGGATTGAGGTATCAATTAATAGTGCAATTTCTGCACTCACAGTCAAACAGTTGCCATCTTTGATTGAAAAAATTAACAAGTGGAATCAAGAACAAACCAAAGTTGCTGGTAGATGGAAATCTGAACCGATACTGTATAGTTTTAATACCACAGGCGGTATTGACGACATTTACAATTTTGGTCCTGATGTATTTGCCCGAGACTTTGAACGTGTACTTGAATTAATGCCAACTGATACCGAAGCACAACAAGATCAGTTACAGTGTATGCAAGGTATTGCAAATACATTAGCTAACTCTCAACTAAATGTGTTAGGTATTGAAAAATTAAAACAATACTTAACACAATTAGATTTTCGACGAAACACCAGTTGGCAAGACCAGTTCTCTTGGCTAAATCAAGATTTTAGTATATAATATTACAATGATTCAAATTAAACTGATCACTTCACACTCATGAGATTATATTTCAATGGGTGTAGTCATACGTACGGTGACGATTTAGATTTGCCCGCTACACAGGCGTGGCCTGCAATTTTAGCCAACAAACTTGGTTATACATTTTAGAATATGATACAAATTAAAAATCTCACTGTTAAAAATTTTATGAGTGTGGGTGCGGCCACACAAGGCATTGACTTTGACCGTCAAGACCTAACGTTGGTACTAGGTGAAAACTTGGATCTGGGTGGTGACGGCAGCCGCAATGGCACAGGCAAGACCACAATCATCAATGCCTTGAGTTATGCCATGTATGGGCAAGCACTCAGTAACATTCGCAAGGACAATCTAGTAAACAAAACCAATGGCAAAGGCATGTTGGTCAGCCTAGACTTTGCTGTCAACGGTAAAACATACAAAATTGAACGTGGGCGCAAGCCCAATGTGCTACGTTTCTACGTAGACAGCGAAGAACAAACTGCCACAGATGATGCACAAGGCGACAGCCGCGAAACACAGGATGCCATTGAACATGTGTTTGGCATGAGCCATGACATGTTCAAGCACATCTTGGCCTTGAACACCTATACAGAACCTTTCCTGAGTTTGAAGGCCAACGAACAACGTACCATAATTGAGCAGTTGTTGGGCATTACAGTGTTGAGCGAACGTGCTGAACGCATCAAAGAATTAAACAAAGCCACAAAAGATTCAATCACAGCCGAAGAGTTTAGAGTACGTGCTGTACAAGAAGCCAACAAACGCATTGAAGAACAAATTGAAAGTCTGCGCCGGCGGCAAGGCCTGTGGCAAAAGAAATACGACAGTGACTTGGCATACCTAGTGGGTCAGTACGATGATCTGGCACGAATTAACATTGAAGCAGAACTACTAGCACACAAGGATCTTGCTGTGTGGAACGAACGTAAAAAACAAGCAGATGCACATGATCGACTACTGGCATATCAAACTGCATGGCAACAGACACAAGCCAAAGAGATTGCAGCGTTAAAAGTCAGTTACGTTCAACTCGGTCATATTGACATTGCCGCAGAACTGCAAGCACACCAAGACGTGGCTGCATACAATCAACGGGCCAAGGACATTGCTGAACTTGAAAAACTCATTGCTAGATGTGTAGCAGATGAAGCACGAGAACTAAAGACGTCTGACAAATTAAAGGCAGAGATTGCTGAACTAGAAGCACACAAGTGTTATGCGTGTGGTCAAGAGTTCCACGATGGTGCTCATGAATCTGTACTAGAAGCCAAGCGTAAATTGCTACAAGAATCTGCATTGCAGTATTTGGCCACCAACGGCCAATGGATAGAAAACACAGATGCATTGTCGAAATTAGGCGAGTTGGGCACCCAACCCACAACACATTATCGAACTGAAGCAGAAGCAATTCGACACAGTAGCGAATTGGAAAATATTCAGCAGAAGATCACAGACAAACAAGCAGAAACAGATCCTTATGTTGAACAACTTGCAGGTTATGTGCCTGCAGAACTGGGTGCGCCTCCTGTCACACATTACGACACTGAAGCGCAAGCCGTCAAACACTCCACCCAGGTAAATAACTTACTACAACAGATTACCAGCAAACATGCCGAAACTGATCCTTATAGCGAACAGATTGAAGACATGCAACAACAAGCTCTGCAGACAGTAGACTACAACAAAATCAACGAACTGACCAAAGTACAAGACCATCAAGAATTTTTGTTAAAGTTATTGACCAGTAAAGATAGTTTTGTTCGCAAGAAGATCATCGATCAGAACTTGAGTTACCTGAATGCAAGGCTCACGTACTACTTGGATCGCATTGGATTGCCACACACTGTGAAGTTTCAAAACGATCTAAGTGTGAGCATTGAAGAACTGGGACGTGAACTGGACTTTGACAACTTGAGTCGTGGTGAACGCAATCGCTTGATTCTTAGTATGTCATGGGCATTCCGTGATGTATGGGAAAGTTTGTATCACCCTATCAACATCTTGTTCATTGACGAGATGATTGACTCAGGCTTGGACACACAGGGTGTAGAAGCCAGTTTGGCGCTGTTGAAGAAAATGACTCGTGAACGTCACAAGAGCATTTGGCTTGTGAGTCATAGAGATGAGCTAGCCGGACGTGTGGAGAACATACTCAAGGTAGTGAAAGAAAACGGTTTTACCAGTTACAACACGGATGTAGATATCGCATAAATGGACGCAGTAATTGTCACTATACCTAGAATGGCACCCAGCAGACCCAGCGCAGGCACCGCGCTGATCAAAAGTTTGTTGACCTCACACAACTACAGCAATCGTTTGCTGGATATCAACATTGACTTCTTCAACCGTTTTGCTGTGGATTACGGTGCAGAACAGTTTCAAGAACTGGACAGATACTTGTACACAGACAACATCACACTGTCTGCCGCCACAAAAATCAGTTATCAAAAATTTTTAGAACAATGGATTCAGCGCATTGTTGCACTTGATTCTCAATGGATCTTGATCAGTATCTTTACTTGGCAATGTCAAAACTTTGCCAGGGACTTTATTCGTGCTCTGCGTGTGGCTACCACTGCCAAGATTGTGATAGGCGGGCAGGGCATGACCAAAAGTGAGAATACCAGTTTCAACGAAAATCCTTACTTTGCCAAAGAGTTATTGAGCCAAGGATTAATAGACTATTACATTCAAGGCGAAGCAGAAAAAACACTGCCCGAACTGTTGCGTGGCAATCACACTTATCCAGGCATCAACTCGGATGTGTTTGCTGAACGCAGTGACATGAGTGAAGTACCGTTTTACGACTTTTCTGATCATGACGTCCGTGCTTATCACAGTGGCTACTCAGATGGCCAGTTGCCACTGGAAAGCAGTCGCGGCTGTGTGCGATCATGTTCGTTTTGTGATTGGCCGGTGTATGCTGGCGGATTTCGTAGCAAACCTGGGGACCAGTTGTTTGAAGAGTGTGTGAACTACTATCATCAACATGAATGTACCAACTATTACTTCAACGACAGTTTGATCAACGGTGATTTAAAAGACTTCAGACAGTTCAATCGCAGACTGGTCGAGTACTATGAACAAAATAACTTGCCAGATCGCACACTGAAATACAGCGGCATGTACATTGTGCGCAAACCCAATCAATGGCGAGAACAAGACTGGGAGTTGATCAGCCGTGGCGGTGCAGACACATTGTTGATTGGTGTGGAAACCGGATCAGATCGTGTGCGCAAAGAAATGGCCAAGGGCTTCAACAGTGCAGACTTGGACTTCACTGTGCAAATGGCCAGCCGTTACAAAATCAAACTGTACTTCTTAATGATTGTGGGTTGGCCCAGCGAGACTAGAGCAGACTTTGAAGAGACGCTGGATTTGTTGCGCCGATATCAACGCTATGTGGCCGATGGTACCATCATGGGCATAAACTTTGGCACCAGCCTGACCATAGGCGAAGGCACACCTGTTTACCTCAATCCAGAAAAATTCAATCTTGTAGGCGTGGACGGCAAGCGACCAAACGATGTGTTCTGGATGCACCAACACAATACGGAACTCACTTACAAAGAACGTGTGCTACGACGAATAGAAGCACAAGAACTGGCCATCAGTTTAGGTTATACATTCTGGAAAGGTGACGACCAGTTGACCTTTATCCGCAACAAGTACGAAAGGATTCTTCTTGAACATTGAAATCTTTTTGCATTGCGAGACTAGACTGGGTGAGCCACACATACGTTGTACCATAGACGAAGGTGCGCCGTTCTTTGACGGCCCAGCACAAGAACACATTTCAGCCACAGTGGGTGTTGCACCTGGATTTCACGAACTGGTGATCAGCCACTACAACAAACAAGATCATGACCATGTGTTGGACGACACAGGACGTATTATCATAGACAAGCACGTTGAGATCATGGGCATTGGCATAGATGACATTGCGTTTAGCATAGACGAACTGCGACAAGCACACTTCTATCCTGTGTACAATCCTGTGTATTATCAGCAACAACTGGATCAAGGCACACCGCTGCCGCCCAGCATTTCGCCCAACCTGTATCTAGGACACAACGGCATTTGGAAACTGAACTTTCACACACCATTTGTGGAGTACATCATACAGAAACGTAAAAACTTGGCCATGAACTTGGACAACACTATTTTTCAAAGTGATGTTGAACTGCTGCGACGAACCAAGGCCTGGATACAGGCACAACCAGATATTGTATGGAACACCTAGGCCGACAGTTTGCTATAGCCATGGCCAAGGCACAGAATCCCAACGCTGACTTTTGGGCTGTGCGTTCAGCAGTCAACGGTTACTACATTGGCAGTAGAGTGGATCGAGATCCTGCTGTGGAAACTTTGCTGGCTGCATCAATCAAGTCTGATGATGTGGTCCGCGCTGCCAACAGCAGTGATCAACTGCGTCAATTAGAGCAACGTTTTGCTGGCTGGATTCAAAGCCACAGTACCAGCACTGTAGTAGGACTGGACCAATACGAGCCAGACTACAGCGAAGGCAGTACACAGGCCTTTGACAGTTTTTATTTTAGACACAGAAACAAACGATTCCGTTGTTTTGTAGGCGAATACTTTTATCATCTCAAGACCTGGATCAGTGGCAATGTTGATTGGAGTTTCGTCACAGAATCAGATCCACTGTTGCCTGGCGATGCATTGGTACTGAGTGTGCCATTTTGCGACACTGTGGGTGCAGTTGAAAACTATGATCGAATAATGTCCATATGCGATGCACAGAACATTCCTGTGCTGTTGGACCTGTGCTATTGGCCCATCTGTCATGACTTACACATTGATTTGCGTTATACTTGCATAGACACTGTGGCGTTCTCTCTCAGCAAGGCCTGGCCTGTGGGCACTGCCCGAATAGGCATGCGATACACTCGAGCAGGCACATTCGACGGACAGAAACTGCATCACAGCATTGGCTATAACAACAACTTGGGTGCGTTGATAGGAAACGTTTTATTAGACAACTTCAAACCAGACTGGATTCATACTTCACGTCAAAGTAAATACAAAACTGTTTGTAAAGTATTCAACTTACAGCCCACCAACAGTGTGAACTTTGGCATTGGCGACTCCGCCTGGGATCGCTACAATCGCAGAGAACTGCTGAAGTCTTATCAACTGGACTTTGATCCTGACTTGTTTGTAAATCGTATTTGTGTGAACCGAGTGTATCAGCACTGGGATTTGTTTAGGACTTTTTGTCGCCATGAACTTGACCTTGAAATTTAAAAATATACAAGACTGTAATGGTCTGCCCCGCATACGCATTGTGATCAATGATGCTGTGGTGTTTGAGAATGAAGTGTGCTCATTGATACCTGTACAATGTCATCCTGTGGACAACAAGATAAACTTGAGCATTGAACATTACGGCAAAGATCCTTCAACAGATACTGTGGTTGACAACGGTGCGATTGTTCAAGACCGCAGTTGCGAACTGGATGCCATTGAAGTAGATGGCTACGACTTAGAAGAATTAAAATGGCTGAGTGCATACCACTGTGAGGATGGCAGTGTGTTGGATAAGTGTTTGTTCTTTGGTAAGAACGGCACATGGCGCATTAGGTTCGAACTACCTGCATTGCGTTGGATACTGCGCACCAGACATGAGATCAATGGCAATGATCCTGCCTGGTCTGAAGATTATGAAAGTTATGTGAGAGCATGCAGACTGCTGAACAAATCAATCTAATACGTCGAATCAGTTGGGCATTGGCCAAGGCCAGTGCTGAACACTGCTTGGACACGCCTGGCGAGTTTGTGTGGGCATATCCCAAAAACGCACAGTTCTGGGAAGTGCGAGCACGTAGCCACAGCATATTCAGCAGTGGCAATGCCATCAAAGATTCAGCAGTGATTGATTTTGTCAACAGTCTCAGCCTCAGTGAACATTTAAGAGACTGCTGGATTGTCGACAAGTTTCAAGAAGCATTTCCTGCATGGATTGCTGCTGGTACAAGATACCGATTGCATAACTTGGATCAGTTCCGGTACGTGGGCTTCAGTCAAGGCACACAAGAATCATTCTTGAATTGGTACATGATGCACAAGGACAAGCGACTGCGAGTGTTTCGTGGCGACTACTGGTGGCACATGGAGATCTGGCAGAAGGCCGGCTTCAACTGGAAGTACATTGACGATGACTTTGACATACGACCCGGAGATGCGTGTATATGCAGTTTACCGTTTGCGCTTACAGGTCAAGAACATGAACGTTTCAAATGGCTGGTAGAACAGTGCGATCGCCAAGGCGTGGACTTGCTGGTGGACTTTATCTATTTGCCTAACAGCAACAATGTTGTGGACATTGACTTGAGTGCAGACTGCATCAAAGAAATAACATTCAGTCTCAGCAAGACGTTTCCTGTGCAAACAGCCAAGATTGCTGTGCGTATGTTAAAACACAAACCCAGCGATCCCATGCAGATGAGCAACGACGAAAACATCTGCAATCGGCTCAGTGGTGGATTAGCATTGAGTCTAATACAGCAGTTTCCTGTGGACTACATGGTCAACAAATACTTAGATCAACAGCAACATTGGTGCGAGCGACTGGGGTTAAAGCCCACCGGAGTTGTGCATTTTGGACTGGGCAACGACTACACAGTCACAGGCAGACAGCAAGATTTAAACTATCTAAGCAAATATAACGAACAACAAAACCGCTATAATTTAGGCATGTTATACGAAAATCAAAATCTCTTGAAAAATCTCCATTTATACTAAGGCAGCATAACTATAACACGAAAGGCAAATCCACCTCAAGCACATGACATGGCAATATCAAGACACCCCAGTTGAGACTTTACCCGAAGAATGTGTGGGATTTGTTTATCTAATCACAAATAATCTATCTGGACGCAAGTACATAGGCAAAAAATTAGCAAAATTTTCAAAAACAACGTACAAGACAGTAAAACAAAAGAACGGCATCAAAAAGCGGAAGAAGATACGCACCAAGATCGATAGTGATTGGCGTGAGTACTACGGGTCAAGCCCAGAATTAACCGCAGACGTAATCAAACTAGGCACCGAAAACTTCACCAGAGAAATACTT